CCGATACCTAATCCAGTAGTAGTTAATCTAGCTTTTTCTGTGCCACCAGGTTTAATTACAAAATCTGTACCTTCGTAAGCTATTTCGTTAGAGTTAGTAGTATTGTTATTCATACCAATTCTAACATTGCTTCCATCAGAGTGATGAACAACAAAAGCTTTTTCGTTTGTTGCGTCTAATGTAGTTCTTCCATCAGATGCGATTGTCAATGATGTTCCCGAAGCATTATCATCTATACCTGTAGATGTAAAACCTGTTAGTGTGCCTGTTGAAGTAATCGTTGGTTGAGCTGAATCTATGTTTAAAGTTACAGCACCTGTTGTTCCACCACCAGATAAACCTGTTCCAGCTACAACTGAACTAATATCTCCTGGTAAAGGTGAGCCATTACTTTGTAATGTACCAACTAAATTAATAGTATCACCACTATCACCTATAGTTAATGTCGTTCCAGATTGTGGTATTACTTTATCTACTTCTACTTGACTCATTATATAATTACCAATGTTCCTGTTACTACAACTGTTTCTGTAAAAGTTATTGGACCTGCAAGGACTGCAGATTCAATTTGCATTTTCTTATCTAGCACTTCTGCATGATGATAAATATTTTCTGATGCAGGTATATCACCTACATATACTGTTCCATTAACGTCTGACATATTGTTTCCTATTATTATGTACTAATACTATCAACTCTACTTAACCATGCATCTACACTTGATGCAGCACTAGCTACACCATATAGTACATCTGCATTTTGTAAAACTATTTTAGCTCCACCTTGAATTAATTCAATTGAACTTGATGGTGGAATACTTAAAGTTTTTGCAATGTATCTATCAGTTCCTGCTCCACCTTTATCAATGTATATATCTACAGTTACTGAACTTGCTGTAATATTAGCTAATCTTAAACCAATGATTGCATCATCAGAATTTGCAGTTAATAAAACAGTTTCAGAATTTGTGATTTGAGTACCTGTTGATTCAAAATCCTGTGCCATTTTTATATTTTCTCCTTGTTGTTTATTATATAGGTAACTTCCTTAGAAGTCAACACTAAAGTGCAATTGCCATCGCTACAGCAAATCCTGCAGTAGCTTTAGTATTTAACTGTGTTTGAATAGCTGAAGTTACTCCATCTAAATATTGAAACTCTGTATTAGAAACATTACCATTAGCTATTTTAGTAGCATCTATAGCTGCTGCTGCTTTAATATCAGCATTAACTATATTAGTAATAGTATTATTATCTGAATCTATACTTTTGTTTGTTAAAGTTTGTGTTCCTGTTAAAGTTGCTACAGTACTATCAATTGCAATATCATTAGCATTTGCATCAATACCTGTACCACCTACAACATCTAAAGTTACATCGCCTGATGTTCCTCCCCCTGTCATACCAGCACCTGCTACAACTGAAGTAATATCTCCTACTGGAACTGTAGCTACTTGTGTATCTACATATGCTTTGATAGATTGTTGAGTAGCTAAATGACTAGCTGAGTCTGAAGACATATTATCTTCATCTTTAATAGATGTACCAGAAATTGTACTATTTAATACTGGACTAGTTAAAATTTTATTTGTAAGTGTTTGACTTCCAGTAAGTGTTGCAACTGTTGAATCTATTGCAAATGTAACACCATTACCAGCTCCAGTAGTATCTATACCTGTACCACCAGCTAGTGTTAAAGTTTCTGAATCTAAATCAATATTTAATGCACCACCTGTATCACCTTGAAAATCTAAATCTTGAGCTGTTACTGTTGAATCAACATATGCTTTGATAGATTGTTGAGATGCAAGTTTAGTTGCAGAATTAGATGCCATATTATCTTCATCTAAAAATGCAGAACCACTAATTCCAGTATTAATAACTGGACTTGTTAAAGTTTTAGCTGATAGTGTTTGAGTATCTGTTAAGGTTGCAACTGTATTATCAATTGCAAAAGTCATAGTCTGTGCAGAACCTGTTGTATCAATACCAGTTCCACCAGTTAATGTTAATGATTGTGAATCTAAATCAACTGCTTGAGAACCACCAGCATCACCAGAGAAATCTAAATCACTTGCTGTTACTTGTGCATCTACATAAGTCTTAATAGCTTTTGCACTAGCTAATGTATCATCACTTCCTGATACTGCATTTAAATCTATATCTATATCTGTAATAGAAGTAGCTGAACCAATTACTAAACCATCTAGTGTAACTGTACCATCAAAGAAAGCATCTTTAAATTCTAATGAAGATGTTCCTAAATCAATATCATTATCTGTTGTTGGTATAATTGCACCATCTTGTAATCTAAATTGTTCTGTTGATGTACCACTAACATCAATTGAAAATTCAATTAAGTCATTAGTACTATCAATTAAAATTTTATTTAAAGGAGTTGTTAAACCAGGGTCTCCAATTAATGCAATAACTGGACCTTCTGCAACAGTACCATCATGTTTATGTCCTGTAGTATTATTAAATGCTGCTAAAAGTTGATTGTATTCATTATTAAATAAAGATGCTGTTATAGTATCACCATTATTTAATGAACTCTGTCTAGTATATCCTGCCATAATTTATCTTCTTCCTCCTGCTATAAACGAAACAAACATTCCATTTACTGAATATGGAGCATTAGTATCATTACTAAAAAATTTAAAGTTATTAGAAAAACCACTTCCAGTTACTAATACACTTTTACTTGGTAGTGTTGCTGTACCAAATATTGATGTACCAAAAATTGCTGACCCAAATAATGAAGGTGCAGATAATTGTCCAACATTAAAGTTACCAGGTTGTGGAACTTCAGAGTTTTCAAAATCATATCTAATTCTTAAATTTAAATCGTTTTGAATTCCTTCAGGTTCAATATTAACTTTTACTTTATATAAACTTTTTCTTAAACCATTATCACCATAATCCATATCTGGTGTTTGAAATTCTGCTACTACATTGCTTCCATTAAAACTCGTACCAATATCATGTTGATAAACAAATCCTGATTCATCTGAATGAAAAATTACTTCTGTACCTGTACTATTTAAATTAGAAGTACAAAATTTTACAGGTATCCCTTTTGTTTGACTCCATTCAAAAGCAGGAATACCTTCAGAACTATATTTAAATGTTCCAATAATTCCTCTTTGACCAGAATCAGCTTCACCTGTTCTATAGTAAAATAATCTATACTGACTTCGTTCTCTAATTACAATACTAGATATTGTAAACGCAGCAAAATTATTTAATAGTTCATTAACTAAAGGTAAAATTTTTCTACTGATAGAACCTAATTCAACATCATCAATTCTAGCTGTACCAGCAACTGTTCTTAATCCATCAGGTGCTAAGAAGATTAAATCTCCACCTATCTCCTGAATAGAGTTACCACTTACACAACCTATATTTTTAGTTACTGATTTAATTATAGGAGTAGAATCAAGGTTTGTCAACTCATATATGCTATTTTTACAAAATATAATTAATGAATTTCTAAATACTTTAATACCTGTTATTATATCTCCTACATCAATTGAACCAGCAGAAGAACCTTCAAAGTCATAAGGTTTTAATCTAGTACTATAAAATACTGTACTAGGACTAGCTGTTTGACCAGCTACAATAATTCTTTCAGCATATCTTTCTATTAAAGAACAACCTACTGGAGCAGACCTTTCTATTTCTTGAAAATGATATTTACTATTATCAGCTATAAAAAATTCAAAGATTTTGTTTGCTCCATCTACACCATAGATAGTACCATTTTGACCACCTGTAGATTCAAAGTTTATAAATTTAACATTTGATTGACTAGTTCTATTGATAGTTGTTGCAGCAGCTAAACTAGATGCAGAGATACCACCTATAAAATAACTTAATCCATTTTGAGTACTTGCTGTATCAGCAACTCTATCTAATGTTAATACAGTATTACTAGTAATAGATAATACTTTATAAATTTTTCCATCTATTTTAATATCATCATTAAGATTAAAAGATGAAGTAAATGTTGTATTTGTTCCTGTAACTGTTGCTGAATTATTACTAATAGAAACTGTTCCTGGTCCTGCTGTAAATGTATTTTTATTTATATGAACATATGATGTTCCTGATAAACTAAAATATAAATCATCTGCTTGAGCAACTATTACTCCATCAGCATAATTGGTAAGACCATGCATTGCATCTGTTGAAGTACCACTTGGAACAACAGCACTATTACCACCAAATTTTGTATAACCATTAACTCTTCTATAACCACCTGTAGTAGATGATTCAAAATTTTGTAATTTAGTTGCAGCTCCTGGAGTTCTAAATAAAGCATGAGAACTTGAAATTAAATCCAAGCCACCTTGTACTGTAATTGAAGCTCCTTGAGTTGGCATAGTTTATCCTTAATATAAATATGTAAATCTAACATCTGACATATACTCTGGTTGAGGAGAGTTTAATTGGTCAGCCATACTTTTTAATCCTTTTTTATATTCATCTAAAGCTAATTGCGATTGTGCAATATTATCTTTAAATTGATAAATATAATATCTAGCTCTTGCTAGTAAAACTGGTTTGTATTGTTCTGGAAATAATACTTTATCTGTATCGTTAGTTAATGCAGTTGGTCTATTATAAGCAAAGAAATAAATTCTATAAACTTCATCTGGTATTGGCGATAATCCAAATCTTCTACCATCAGAACTTCTTATTACTCTTAAAGGTTTTCCATAAGTTTGTGAGTTAGCTTTATTAGCTTCTTCATTAGCAGCATAATTATTTCTCCAATCTGATAAAGTAGAAAAACCTAATTTATTAATTGAAAAAGGAGCAGTCTTTCCACTAACACCTTCTTCTGTTAAAGTAAAACCATCCCAGTTAACTGAATCATAATCTGTATCTATATCAGTTGAACCTGCTTTTAAAAGATACCATCTTGTACCTGCAACTGTTTCTACAAAAGTATTACCATAATATTCATTTTGAGGTGCTGCAGTATTTAACCAAGACCATTCATCTACTGAATCTACTATATCAAAGTAAGCTCTATTAACACAATTAGATACAAACTTTTGTACACCTAATGCTCCTGATACTGTTGTTAATTCTGGTTCATTTATTTCAACCAGTAATTCATTTGTCATTGATAAGTAAGTTTTAGCCATTTAACAGTTCCATGCTCTTAGTGCTTTATTAATTCTTGAATTAGGGTCTCTTGCAGTTTTTTTAGATGTAAGTTTTTTCTTCATTCCTTTCATCCTTGCACAAAAACTCTTTCTTCTTTTATTACCTACTACTTTACTTGGTGCTTTAAGTTTTCTTTTCTTACCAGTTTTAGTTTTACCTTTATTGTAAGAAGCTCTACCTTTAGCATTAAGTCCACCTTTAGGATTTTTTCCTTCTTTACGAGTCCATGCAGGTGAAGACATTATACCCATATTAATTTTTATTTCTTTTTATTACTATTTTTACTTTTTTGAATAGTAATAGTCATTATACCACCATGACCTTTTTTATTTCGGTGAACTTTTCCACCATGTTTATATTTACCTTTGTTTACTATTTTTCCACCAGGCATTGCTTTTTTCATTGGCATATTATAATCTCCTTATATTAATATCCATAAAATTACAAGAATTGCTATAATACCTAATGAAAGTTTTCTATGAAACATCCAAAAATGTTTAGCTTCATCTAGTAACCATTTTAATTGTGTTTTAATTTTATTTATCATAATTATTTTCCTAATAAGAGGATGGGGATATTACTACCCCCACCCAATAGTGTATTAAAAATTAATCTATTTTATAGATAATTTTACCAGTTACTTCTGGTCTTAATACTTTTCTTCCCCATACCATTAAACCTCTAACGATATCTGAGAATGTACCTGTATCTCTAACAGTTTCTACTTTGTTCATTGCTGACGCAGCAGCAGTTGAACTCATATGACCGAATAAAACTTCAGGTCTAGTTGCACTAGCTACAGTATTAGTTGGTAGGTTGTTTGATTTGTACATTTGGAAACCTCTAAGTAATCCAGATGCTACTAAACCATTTCTGATTGAACCTTGACCAGCATTAAAATCTACTGATAAAAGTTTAGATGCAGAGTTGGAAAGTTGATTGTACCATTCAGGTGCAGCGACTAACCATCTTCCATCTTCAGGTGCGTTAGCTTCATCTAAATTTTTAGCAGCAAGTGCCATTTGATTTAGAGGGTCTACTTCACCTGTAGCAAATCCGATATCAATCGGAGCTGCAATTGTTCCCATACCAAGAGATGTTCCTGTGTTTTCAGTTGATGCATCAGAAATAGCTGCTAGGATGTTAGTATCCATTGCATCTCTCAAAGCATAAGCAGCATTGTCTGCAGCTATAGCTTGGAAGTTGACATGAGAGAATCTCTTCTCTAAGTCATCAATTTTAAATGAAAAAGATTTAGCTTGGTCTATAGTTAGAACAAGTTCTTGGTCAGTTAAAGCAGTTGATACTACAGCCAGACCTCTTGTATAGTCTGCTACTGCAATTTGAGGCTCTTTGATAATGTTAACAGTATCACCGAAAGATGAGATTTCTCCCATGTAATCTGTGTTACATACTGCTTCTGCTACTGCAGCTTTTCTTAGAGCTATTTGTACTTTCTTTGAATAGATTTCAGGAATGAAAAAACCATTAGTTTGACCTGAAACACTAGTAAGAAAGTTAGTTGTTGAACCACCTTGGAATTTAGCCATTGTAGTTACTCCTTTGTTTAGTTGTTGATAAAAATGAAAATAGAATTAATCTATAATTCTACCTTCCCTTTGAGCTTTTAAAATATCTTTTTCATATTTCATAAACTCTTCATCTGATAATTTTTTTATATCAGACCTTTTGAAGAAAGGTTCGTTAGATTCAGGTACTTGAGTTTGTTCGTTAGTTTTAACCAACAAGTCTGCACCTTCATTCCTCGGTTGTTTCTTCGTAGTTTTTTTATCAAGTCCAAGTCCTCGGTCCTTCTTATACAAGTCAATTGCTCGTGCAGCTAATGCTCCATTAGAGTTGTTTTCATATATCCAGTTTTTAATTTCCATTGGCTGAGTATCTGCCCAGTTATGAAAATCATCAGACTCTTTTATTTCTTCAAAGTCAGGATGATATTTTGAAAGTTCAAGTGCAGCTTCCTTTTGTTGTAAAGTAGTATTTGCTTTCTTTAAACCTTCTAACTCGTCTTGTAACGACTTAACTTCATTTTGCGATTGTAAGTGAGATACAGTTTCCACAACTCCATAAATGTCAGGATAATCGTTTTTAAAAGCTTCAAGCTCTTCTTTCGATTTTGGTGGTTGGTAAACAGGTCTGTTCTCTTTAAGTTGAACTTTAAGGTCACTTTCCTTGCTGTTCCATTCACCTAACTTCCTATCATAATATCGTTTTAGGTCGTCATATCTTTTCTTATAATCAACTTTTGTATAAGGGTTAGCTTCTACATTTAATGCAGACTCTTGAACCTTATCCATTGTTGCATCAGTATTCTCAGCATTATCATCTGGGTTGCCATTGGCAGTAGCATCTGATAAACCTTGATTACTTTCAGGGTTTGGCACAAACAAACCTTCATCAGCAGAGGTTCTATCTTGTGGCATAGCATTATCTGTATGCCAAGATTTTTTTCTGTTGTAAGGGTTCGCTTCGGCTTCTTGTCTTCCTTCTTCGTTTTTATTACTCATCGTGTCCTCCTTTAGGGCTTCTTAACTGAAGGTAGCTAAGGCAGGTGTTTTGTTTAAAACGAAACTACAAGGGCTTATAATATAATTATTATAAGGTAGCTTGTCTATCCATAGAGTTACCTTTCTCTATAAATTTTTTATACTATCTCTTCTTCTTCTTGAGATTGATTACCAGCATCATAAGATTCTTCTGCTTGTTTCATCATCTTTCTTAATTTGTCTACACCAATATTCTTAACTGCTTTGGCTGTAAATACAAATTCAC